TAAGGACTTGCTTATAAACGATTTTCATTTCAGGATAAGCTCTAATTTGTTCTTCGGTGACTTTACAAACATCGAGCGCCTCCTGTTCGATTTTCGCTTTAGGGTGTGGAGCAACTTTGAAATTGAAGTTTTCAACCACTTCGCCATCGACCTCAATGCAACCTGAGATTTGATGGATGCTATGTTTGCGCTCATCAGTTCCGGTTGTCTCGAGGTCATAAAAAACTTTAACTATATTCATGGCTTATTAAATATATAATGTTGACAATTTTCACCTCCTGAATCAATTCTAATAAAACCGACAAAACAGGCCATTTCAAAAAAGGAATAATTAATTTTAACTTGTGTTGGTTTAAGATAATCAAGATAGCAATCAAAATTATCTTGAGCGGTAAAAACAGTTAACTCAGAACCTTCAATTATTCTTTTAGAAAAATGGTCCGCTGTGAACTGATTCCAACTAAACATAGGTTTTGTTGGTAAACTTTCAAAAGTAAAAATCATAGCTTAGTCTTTAAAAAGTTCGTTTGTTTCGTAATCGTCGCAGTCGTCTGCCTCTTGGTCAAAATCGTCGTCGTCCCAATTTTTACGGTTGTCTTCAAAATCAGGACTGTTAGAATTTAACCAAGGTGAGTTATAGCTGTCAATCATAATTCGTTTTCGATTATATTATTAATCTCGATTTCAATTTCTTGAGCGGTGTCAAAATCACCATCAAGTAAAGCAGCTTCTTGAGCTTCAACTAAATATTTAATTGCTTCCATAATTGTATATTTTTATTGGTTGTTATTATTTTGATATTGTAAAGATACACGAATATTTGGAACTAAAAAATTTTTTTCTACTTTTTTTAAGATTATTTTTCTATAAAATAAAAAACCAGGCATAAGAGCCTGGTTTTCAGAATAGTGGTATTTAGTTAAATTTGCTTAGATTTCTGTAGGTGCAAGCATTTCCACCGGAATAGCTGGGTCAGACGTATAACCAATTAATTCAAAGTCATCAATTTCAAGATACTTAATAACGCGGTCAAAATTAATCCAGGCTAATTGCGGAATATACTCTTTAATAATAAGCTCACATTTTCCGTGAGTTCTTGGGCTACGATTGAGCAATTCTTTTGCGGCTTCATATTGGTTGTCATAAAAATGGACACACTTTAAATTGCCTTCAATTCCAAGCGCCTTAAATCCAGTAACAGCTTCAAGAATCTTTGCCAACAGTCCAAATGTAGCGACGTCAAAAGGCAAACCAAGAAACACATCTGTGGACCGTTGAGACCAATGCAATTCAAAACCAAATTCATCATTACCAAGCGGAATGCCTACAACCTGGAAATCCGTATGGCATGGAGGCAAAGCGGTCTTGTCGAGCTCCGTCGGATTCCATGCAGTCACTTTAAGGCGACTTCCCATAATATCTGACTTCATGTCTGCGACAAGCTTCATAATTTGGTCTGTGTTACCGTTGTAGTTTCTCCATTGCTTGGAGTAGTTCTGACCGGTTGACCCTTGACCAATTGCATTGAATTGCTCCCATGAATATGTTCCGCCGAATTTCTTATGCCAATTGAATGCGTCTTTATTCCAAATATCGATTTTATTATCGTTCAACCAAGTAATATCGTTGTCACCTCTAAGGAACCAAAGAAGCTCACCGACAATACTTCTGAAGAACAATTTTTTATTTGTGATAGCTGGAAAACCGTCTGCGAAACTATGCTTGAAATTATATGATGGGATTTGCAATCGTTTTGCATTACGGCGTTTGTTGTGGTATTCTTTACCGAAGCTTAAAATCTTTCGACAAAGCTTTTGGTATTCTTCATCTACTTTAGCCATTAGCTTGTTCCTGTTGAGCCGAAACCTCCAGCGCCGCGTTCAGTCTCAGTTTCAAAAAGTTCGTCTTCTTTAACAACCTCGATGCCTTCATAAAGAATAGGAACCAAGACAAATTGAACGATTTTCTCACCTGGAGCAATGTCGACTTTTTGGGTTGTCGTATTGATTAAATGTAAATGGATTTCGCCTTGATAATCTTCATCGCAAACGCAAGCGCCAACAATAAGACCTTTTTTAGTTGCTACACCAGACTTATTAAAAGCGGTCAGCATATAACCTTCAGGAATTTTAGCTTTGACACCAGACGGAATTAAAATGTCTTCTTGGGGCCAAATACCTTTTGTACCGATATAGTCATTAGGAATGAAAAAATCTATACCAGCAGACTTGTCAGACCCCCGAGCGGGGGTCTTTACGTCTCTGACAAGTGCAATCTGCATTGCTTATTTTTTAGCGTCTGCTTTTGCTTCAGTTTTTGCAGCGGCATCAGTTGCAATTTGAGCAGCTTTTGCGGCAGCATCAGCAGCAACTTGAGCAGCTTTGTCAGCAGCTTCTTTTGCTTTTTCAGCAGCTTTTTCAGCTTTTGCTTTTGCAGCTTCAGCGGCTTTTTCAGCTTTAGCAGTTTCTTTGTCCGCTTTAGCTTGAGCTCTTGCAGCTTCTTTTTCAGCTTTCGCTTGCGCTTTAGCAGCTTCACGCTCTTCTTTGTTTACACGAACAACCTCAGGTGCTTTTTCACCGATAACAAGGGTCTTGTTATTGATTTGTACGTAGTAAAGATTTTTGGCTGCGTCATAAGCCCTGAAATACATTCTGCTAACACGTTTGTCTTCCACAATGCCTTTGAGAACTGCAGAAACAGTTTCATCACGACCAGGAACATTGAACGGTTTGAAGGTTGCATGGTAACCAACAGAAGCTTTTGCTTTTTCGATTTCTTCAGGTGTATAACCTTTGAAGATTTCACGAACAGGCTTAGCTGCTTTGGCGGCCGCTTTTGCAGCATCTTTTTCTTCTTTTGCTTTTGCTTTTGCAGCTTCTTTTTCAGCTTTGGCGGCGGCCGTAGCTTCAGCTTTTTCAGCTTTTGCTTTTGCAGTAGCTTCGGCTTTTTCTGCTTTTGCAGCTTTAGCAGCTTCAGCTTTAGCTTCGCGCTCTGCTTTTGCAGCATCTGCTTTTGAAGTGTCGGCTACTTTTTCAGTTTTTGCTTCAGCTTTGACATTTCTTGATTCCAATACTTCGGCAATCAAAAGTGCATATACACTGTTAGCACCTTCTTTTTTGTGAGCGTCCAAAAGTGCAGGAGTTTTGAAGGCTTTGAGTTTCTCGGCTGTTACTTCAGATAATTCTAAAGTGTCGAGTTCGTCTTTTTCAACCTGCTTTGTGATTCGGGCCACAAAAACTGGTTTGGTTTCTTTTCCACTGGAAAAATACTGTTTTCCGGTCATTAATCTAATTTCTTGTTTTCCGCCTGATGTGAAATACTTTGCTTTCATAATTTCTAATTTTTAATTGTTTTTAAAACTTGTTGTTATTATTATGGTGTAAAGATACACCTATTTTTGATATAAAAAAATTTTTTGCGATTTTTTTTTAAAAAATTTTATTGTTAAGATTTAATGAACTTAAACAAGCTCATTAAATCTTTTAATAAAATGTGCTTCCATTAACCAACTATCACGGTCGGTTTCTTCTAATCTTATACCGTTAGAACTTCCAAAGGCTGTAGCGCGGTCTTGAGTCAGAATAAAGTATTTACCGTTTTCATCTTCACCATCGAATGTTTGAACTAATAAAGTTACTTTGGTCATCATAGGATTTTTTTTATCTACTATAGCTGAAAAGAAACCAGTAAAAATATTCTTAGCGTTTTTGAATTGTGATTTGTCAAGTAAAAAAGTTAAAAAGTTAAGAGCATCGATAGTTTGCATTTTTGTTAACCCGTCTGTGTTGATGTTTGAAGTTGTCATAATTTCTATTTTTTAAATTGGTTATTGTTATTTTGATGTTGTAAAGATACACCGAGTTTTGACAATAAAAAATTTATTTATAGCTTTAGCATAACTTTAACGCTTGGCTTCAAGATAATTATTGAGTGCACCTATATATGCAACGGCGTCAAGAAGGTTATCTTCTTTGTGGCAAAAGGCTTCGCGACTAAGTTTCATTGCAATCATAGCCATGAACATATCTTTAGTCTCGAGCTTCTGACCCGTCATATTATTATATAGGTCTCGCATCCGGTCCATTGATTCGTCGAACGGACCATATTGTCGTTCTTTTTCTTGGGACCGCTTATTTACTATTTTATTGGCTTCTTCTAATATATTCATAATTTCTATTTGAGATATTTATCGAGTCTTGCTTTAACGGCCTGCATGAGGCCTTCTTGTTTCTTGTCTTTATTTGCGAGTGACCTTATCACATCTTGGTCAATTGTTTTAGTCATTATAAGGTGATTCACAATAGTGGGTTCTGTTTTGCCTTGACGGTCTAATCGAGCATTCAGCTGCATATATAATTCAAGTGACCAGGTTTGTCCGAACCAAACAATTATATTACCTCCGGCTTGAAGATTGAGACCATGTCCACCTGAAGCGGGATGCATTAATAAGACTTGAATTTTACCGGCGTTCCAGTCTTCAATATCTTTTTCAGTCTTAAGCTCACGAGGTTTGTATTTTTTAAGTCTCACTTGGAGCCTCTCTAAATCGTGGCGATAAGTCCAAGCTATTAAGACTGGTCGTCCATTTGCGTTTTCAACTATTTCTTCGGCAGCGTCAAGTTTTGCTTCGTGAACTACATGGTAATTCTTTTCGGCGTCATACACAGCTCCGTTTGCAAACTGAAGCAGTTTGTTTGATAGTGCCGCCGCATTGACCGCTGAAATTTCTTGGTCATTTGAAAACAAGGCTAAAACTTGCTCACGTTCAAAATCGTCATATTGTTTCCGTTGTTCGTCGGTAAAATCGAGCTCAATATAATTATCGATTCGAGGCGGCAAATCAAGATAGTCTTTAGCTTTCATGCTCATGCAAATGTCTTCGATTTTTTGGTGAATCCTGGTCTCGCCTTCTTCTTGTAAATCATAATTGAAAATAATCGCGCCGTTACGCTTTCCAGGTTTAAAGAAGTTATCTCGATAAGCTGTCAGCGTTTTACCAAGTCTTGAGCCTCTATCAAGCAGAAATATTTGACTCCATAAATCAATGAGCCCATTTGGTGCCGGCGTTCCTGTGAGCAACACGACTCTTTTAAAAGATGCTTGTACATGTTTGAGTGCTTTGAAGCGTAAAGATTTCGGTGATTTGAAACTTGAACTCTCATCTATAACAAGCATATCCGCTGGCAACATAGACCCGCCATATTGACCACAAAGCCATGCAATGTTGTCGCGACCAATCATATAAATATGAGCCTTTTCTTGTAAAGCTGCTTTTCGTTGTTTCTCGCTTCCGATAACGCGGACAATTTTCAGGTTTTTAAGATGAGCCCATTTTTTCTGTTCACTGGTCCAAACATTTTCGGCAACACGCTTTGGGGCAATGATAAAAACCCGGTCAACGTCAAGCTCTTCAAAAATAAGCTTATTTATTGCCGTCATTGTGGAAACCGTTTTTCCAAGACCCATGTCAAGGAATAAACCACAAAACTCATTGAGCATAATATGACTCACGGCTTTATGTTGATAATTATGTAAATTTGATTCGTCCATTTTAGAGGCTTGTAATGAATTGTTTTATTTTTTCTGAGGTATCAATTACTAAGACTTGAAATCCCAAATCCTGAAGCTTCCTGTGCCACCACAATTGGATTTTCTTAGGTTTTTGATTTGTCGTTTTCAGTTCTATAAAAAATAAGCGACCGCCGGGCAACAAGCAAAGTCTATCCGGCAATCCTGTCAAGTGAGTCGATAATAACTTAATAGTTAGGCCGCCTATTTTTTCTATTTCTGTTTTGAGCTTTCGCTCAATTGTTTTTTCAGACTCAATCAAGTCTTTTTGCATAATACTTTTGTTTGCCGTAAATTGAAAAATTCCTTGTTGAGTTTATTGGCTCCCAATCTTGAAGCCCACGCATGATGTCATTGATTTCACGAGTATTATATCGACTCATGTTTTCCTTATCTTTATTAAGGCACTCGCACCATATTTCCGCAATACAAACATAGTCACGGCTCATGATGCCTTTTGCAACAGGGTCATCTAAAAATTGACGTCTTTCGAATATATCTTTGTTGTACCAATCTTTAGGTAAATCACGGTTAAGATATTGCTCAAGCAATCCTTTACGCTCGTCGATTTCACTGTGCTTGAGTTGTTCATTTTTAGCTATCAATTCGGCGTCAGCACTAAGAAATAAGCTTTCGCCATTTTGGAACAAATAAACAGCTTCAGCCCATATTTGATTTATTTCAGAATCGAGGTCTTCAAAGACATCTTTTGTGATTTTATGCGGATGAACATCAATAGGCATAAATCGGCGGTTTCCTGATGGGTCACGCAAAAAGTCTTTGTTGTTAGTCGTACCCCAAAATACACACTGTCTTTGATAGGTTTCTGCGGTCCTTGCATAAGCCGGTCGAAACGTGTCTTCTTGTTTCGAAATAAAATGTTTAATGGCTTCCACTTCCGCTTTTCTAAGACCAGCTAATTCTGCAATTTCAATAAGCCAAGCGCCTTGGATTTGTTCAAGTGCTTCTTTACCTTGTACAGTCATAAACGTGTCAGAAAACCATTCTTTACCGAGTTTTTTTATAAATGTACTTTTCTTTGTACCTTGTTCACCGACAATCGTAAGGACCAAATCAAATTTGCAACCTGGTCTGAATACTCGGGCAACGGCACCGACAAGCATTTTTCGAATTGCCTCACGTGAATAAATATTGTCTTCAGCGCCAAAATAGTCAATCAATAAATCGTCAATTCGTTGTTGTTTGTCCCAAACCAAATCAGTCAAATAATTCTTAATAGGATGAAAAGATTGCTTTTCAAATTCTAATGCAAGAGAGTCGTCAATTTTCAAAGTGCCTGAAATCCCATAGACGCTTTCGATATAATTTCTAACACCTGAATAATCGACATTTTTGACAGGCTCAGGTTTCTTGATTCTACGCCAAGGAAGATTTGCAAACACATATCTTTTACCGTCAAAATCATTTTGCTTGAATATATTTTTAAACCTTGAATCGTTGGCTAAAATTATATTTATATTGGTAGCTGTTGAAAGGTAATTACCTTTTGTGTCGGCTTCCAATTCTGTCATCCAATCAATGTCGTCATCAGGTGTTTCTGTTTCTTCGCCGTCTGAGCCTGCAAAATCATATTTAGAGTCAGCCAAATTTTCAGAGGCTATTGTCTTTTTTACTTGTTTATCTTTGCGGGCGAACTCTTCCATCGCCGTATAGCTCTTAAGCTTAGAAGTATTATAAATATCACCATTTGTGTCCAGGTGTCCGAATAAATGAAGTCGGACCATATCAAAAGCATTAACTAATTTACCGCTACATGGGTCGGTTCCATGATGAGAAAAAGCGAACTTATCTTCGTATGTAATTAAACCGGCGGCTGTTGTTCCTTTGGTATATGTATAACGGTCGTCTTGAGCCGGAATATATATATCACTTAAAAAGGTTTCAATAGCGGTCGAAATAAAAAACGTTCGGCAAAAAGCTCCAACAATTCCTTTTTTATTTTCAGGGTCTTCTTGCTTTTTGGCAGCGTCTCCGATTTCACGAAGCTTTTTATCCGCCGTCGGCCAAAGGCTTGTATCTTTCCAATCAGCATAACTTGCAAGAACTTCATCAACATCAACCCAAGGGCCATCTTGCACCTCGCAATAGTATTCAACATCTTTTGGATTAGACGGCCAAAACATAAGCCGATTAGTTTCAAAAGTAGTATTGTCAAATAAATCGATTCCGAGGATTCCAGCGACTTGTCTTGAAACGGCCACATATTCATCAGGTGTCGCTTCTCGGGACATTGGCATAATTAACCGGTATCTTGGGTTTGCGTCACAATGTTTGTGGGTTCCATGAAGTACAGCCGCATTTGAAAACTGCATACAAAAATCATGCCAAAAATCAATGTGGGCAAAATCAATATCAAGCGTCATTATTTGACGGTGAACAACTGTTTTTGGGCTTCGTTTTCCGTTTCTTAAATAAGCTCCTACATAACCGCCAACATCTTTTATTTTGCCTTGTTCTTCTTTTGTGGCATGAATAAATTCTTTGTAGGTTTCGTTTGTTTTGTGTTCTTCTTTGAGTTTTTTAACCAAGTCTGAAAATAACATTTTTTTATTTTTCCAGACCTTGCTTCCGGCACTCATTCCGGTTGCGATGTCAAGTAGACCGTCGAACTTCATTTGTTTAGTCTTTTTTATAAAAGTTAGTAATATAGCCGTCAGCATTTAGGGGTAACCCAACAGCCCATGGAACCTCTTCGCCCATAATCTCACACATGTATTTTAATTGATTTTCACTTTCAGAATTATTAGGTATTTCAGCTACAGCTTCATCATGTACATGCATGACAATATCAAATCCTACGGCATCGATTTTTTGCATCGAATAAGCCAATAAATCCCGAGCAATGGCTTGTACTATATTTTCAATCAATTTGCCGCCGTACGTGTCTACATACTCCCATTGTTTTGTGACCTGGTTCATGCCTTTATATTGAAGGCTTTCCATGTCAAATTTATTGATTGTAAAAGACGGACTTTGATAAAACAATTTTCTACCGGATGGAAGCTTAATTGTTAAAACCGAACCGTTGTAATCAAACTCAAGACGCTTGAAGCTTGATATAATTTTACGTCTTGATTTGACGGCTTCAATAGCGCATCGTTCAACATCTTTCCAAAGCTTAACAATTTGCGGATTCGCTTTGCGCCACTTCTTAACAATCATTTCCATCTCAGCATCTGACAAGCCCATTTTCTCGCCACCCATTTTTCGGAGTGCTCCAAGCGCGCCTTGATAACCTAAAGCGAGCTCAGCAACTTTTCCTTTATCTCGTTCAGGTGAGCCTTTTTTAATCGACTCAATCGGTACGTTGAACATCATAGCGGCGGACGCTTCGTAAATTTTACCGTGAGTTTTGAAGACTTCGAGGCGCCATTGTTCGCCAGCTAACCAAGCTGTAACACGAGCCTCAATTGCACTAAAATCGGCAACAGCAAAAGTGTGTCCCGGTTTTGCAATAAAAGCGGTTCGGATTAACTGAGACAATAAAGATGCCACGTCGTCATAAAGCATTACGGCTAAATCATAATTTCCAGAAGCAATTACTTCGCGAGCTTCTTCAAGGTCTGAAATATGGTTCTGTGGAAGATTTTGTAATTGGATTAAACGACCAGCCCAGCGACCTGTTCTGTTGGCTCCATAAAATTGAAATAAGCCGTGAGCCCGTCCGTTTTCACAAGCGCAACATAACATTGCGGTGTATTTCTTAATTGAGGTTTTAGATAGTTTTTTTCGAAGATTTAAAACATCTAAAGCAATACCTGGCCCAGCTTCTTCGATAAGTTCTGCAAGCGCACTTTTTGCTAATGTTGGAATTTCTTTTTGCAAAGTGTCACTTAACCACGTTTTGAGCTGGGCAGGACTGTTTGGATTGTCAACACCAGTTAGCTCCTTCATTTTATTGGCTAACTCTAAAGAAAATTTGAAATCGATTTTTACAGCATGTGAAGCCATAACAAGGTCAATCAAAATTCCTTTGTCATTTATTTTTTGGTCAAGCAAATAATTAATTCGCTCAAATTCCGGTATTTCGTATTTTATAAGCCGATTGTCAATTGCTCTTTCAGCTTCAACGTCTTGTCGGCAATATTCTTTAAAGTCATTCCATTTATCAAGGTCATGGTGTGGAAAATTTCTTTGGCGCATTCCATTGACTTTGGTCGGTTTTATAGGACAAGAAAAATATCGAATTAAAGCTTTACCTGTTGCGGCTTTTCCTTGTTCACCAAGCTTGAGCGCTTTTGATGCACCATCTAAGGAAAGAGGCAAACCACAATAACCCGCTTTGACTGCAGAACAATGCCACTGAGTTGCTGGAATGTCGTAGCCAAATTGTTTAAAAGCTTGGCGTTCGAAATTTGCATTGTGGGCGTGTTTTTCAATTTCCGGATTTAGTAATCCTTGAATAAATTCAGCGGGCAAGGTCTCACCTTGGGCCAAATCAATTATCTCAATAGGGTCTTCATCAAAGGCATAAGCAACCATAAGAATCTCAAAGTCGAGACTCTCCATATACTTATACGAACCTGAGGTTAAAATGTCTACTGAGCTAAAAGTTTCTATATCGACATGTAACTTTTTAGCCATTATTTTGTTTGCTTGTTATTTGTGGGGGCAACAGGACTCGAACCTGTAAACGGAATTTCTAAACTATCTGCTACTTTACTAAAATTTCACAGCACCGGTAACCGCGTCCGGAATGCTCCAAGTTAAATAGCGACTTTAATCTTAAGCTCGCTGTCGCATCTTGGTATTTTGTTGTTGAAGCCTTGCGAGCTTCGCACACTTGCCATTCGTGCATATCCCCATGCGCCGGAATTTTATAAAGCGATTCCGACCACCGCTACTTTACTACAACAATGAATCGTCGTTGTCAGAACCAAAATCTTCTTCAGCAGAAGCTCCACCGCCGCTCAATCTTTCACCATCTTCTAATTTTTGAAGATTGTTGAGACCACAGGCGATTCCTTGATTTCCGGAAACATTGAAAGCATAAAAGTTTACAGACGCACGGCCATAACAACCGCTATAGAAATCATCTTTGTCCATAATTGGGTTTGTGTCTTGGTCGACCAAACCAGGTTTTTTGGAACTGTTTGCGTTTACAAACATTGAGTTTGCATAGTTCTCGTCGTCTTCGCGTTCTTCGTCACCGTCACGAAGTGGATTTTTCCAAGTCTTTGGAATTTTACCACCAAATTTTGCTTTGCCTTCTTCAAGAGCGGCTTGAATAGCGGCCTTGATTTTGTCAAGCGTTTTGGTGTCGCTTTTCGGAATGATTAACGATACGCTGTACTTTTTTTCTTGTCCTTCAGTAATTGCAGACGGTTCGAAAACGTGGGCGTAACTGAATCTCACTTTTCCAGTGATAACTTTTGTTGGTGTACTCATGGTAATTGTTTTTAATTAAAAATTTAGATTGCTAAGATAATATTAATAAATGAAAGTAAAAAATAATTCTTGATTTATTTTAAAAAATAATTTTACAGGTCGTCAAAAGTAATAGCTCCGCCAAACTCTTCAGCTGCTTGCGCATTACTATTATATTCCGGCCTTTTGTCAGTCTCATGGACAAGTGTAGGCTTTCCAGGAGGTTTAACAACAAACTCATCAAGAAGAACTGGAAATTGCTTTTTACCAACAACTTTTTCAATTGCGGTGATTCCAAGCAATTTTGGTTCCGACATAATTTTTTCGCGGTCAAAACCGTTTTCAAGAAGTGTTGTTTCAATTGCGGTCGGATTTGTCCAAGTTCTGTTGCTACGACCTTCGACTAATTTATAGGTCGGCCATTTTTTACCTTTGAGTGCTTCAGATAAAAGATATTCAGCGACTCCGTTTAACCAGTCGTGGACTTGTGGTAATTTTTCATAAGCCTCAATAAGCTGTTCGTCGGTCAACAACATAGGGTCAGCAAATTCAAGTTTGGCAATTTCCATATTTTGATTTGCTAAAGCTACACAGCGGCTTTTAGCTTTGCAAAATCTGCAATGACTTCCTGGAACTTGTTCACCTTCGCCAGCATAAGCCATCTTGGCTTTTGGAATAACGATTTCTTCACCCCATTTATAAAGGTCTTCTGCAGAAATTTCCCAAGATGAAATTGAGTCGAGTCTTGGTTGAACAATTGTAAGCCGAACAGTTTTGATGTCAAACATAAGTTCTGACGCTCGCAAGGCTCCAAGGCCATAAAGTTTCAATTGAGAATTGTCTTCAGCCGAAACACGAACACCTTTGCCATATTTAAGGTCAATGACTTCAAGCACGCGGTCAGCAATAATTACATCATCGCAGGTTCCAAAACCATCTTCAATAAAATAGGTCAAGTCAACTTTTTCTTCAATAAGAATAATTGCGTCACTTGTTTTTCGTTTTGCTTCCGTATACTGCTCCAGGACGTAATCGATGTGCTTCTGCACCTCCGATTCCATTTCGTCAGTATAGAACTCGTTTTGTAAAAACGGGGCCACAGACGCGTCATATTCGACTTGTGTGATTTGTCCTAAAGCCAATCTAACGCCAAGCTCTGCAAATTCATGCGCTAAGGTACCTTCTTGAGCATAGGATGAAGTCGAGTTTTCAAATTGTTCTTCAAGTCTTGAGCTTGCTGTGCAAGCTATCCATCTTGAAGCTCCGGAAGCAGACAATAAAGCGTGCTTCCGTGCAGTATGGTCAATAATTTCTTTGGCCATTATTTAAGTTCTTTAAGGAAGTCAGCAAAAACCTGAAAATGTTTCTTGTCAAGCGAAGTGACATTGTTTGCGCCAAGCTCAGTTAATTTAGCTTTGATAGCATCACGGTTGTTTGCGACTTTATCGGAAACCAATTTGCGGACTTCTTCAATCTTAATTGTGGTTTCATTTTCAGCTTTTTCTTCAGCAGCTGGAGTTTCTTGTGTTTCTTCAGGTTGTTCAACAGCTTCTTTAAGTTTTAAAGCTACTTGTTCTGAAACATTTTCAGCGGCTTTGACAGGTAGCTTTTTAGCTTTTGTTTGGTCAGCTTTTGAAAAAACCGGTTCAGGTCCTACAGGCACCAATGCACTTGAAGCTAAAGCTAAAAGAAATACATTTAAAGCCGCTACTTGGTTTGGTTTGTCAACATCAACATTGACTTTAATTTCAACAAGATTCATGGTTTACTATGTTTAATTATTAAATTCGAAAGTTGCGAAAGATATTCGCTAAGCGGAATGCTTTTGTCATGAATAATGTCTTCATGAAAAAGTGAATCTTTGTGATAAAGTTTGGTTGTCCAATCTTTAGTATTAAGTTCAGCCGTGTAATCGTCTGCAGTGAATTTCAACAATCCATCAGTTGCTTTTGCTTTGGACCATTTGCCATCGCTATACAACAATTCAATTGGGATTCCAGTTAACATTGAGAGTTTACTGATTTGATTCGAGTCAAGAAAAGCGCTACCATCTAAAATGCGGTTTATAGCAAGTTTAGGATATTTGTTGTTTGGAAATAATTGTT